TTAAAGGAGACTTAAGTGATAAGCTCAGAGACTTAACTGAAATCGAATTTCTTAAGAGAAAATGGTCTTATAACAGTATTGTTAGAAGATATGTTGCTCCCTTAAGATTCGACGGTATACTCGAAACACTTAATTGGACAAAGAGAGGCAAGAACTGCGATTTGATCACTGAGTCAAACGTAGACGGATTTATGAGAGAAGCTTCTCTTCACGGAGAAGAAGTTTTCTCAAAGTACTCAAAATTGGTTGCTGATATTTCTTTAGCTGAACTTGATTACCACCCCAAAACAATTTCCTACGTAACAAATTTATTAGCTTGTTGCGACATGGAGGTTTTTTGCTAAGTCTAACATGGACCTTTCATGTCATTAAACTGAACGTTTTAAGAGCCCGATATGCTCCTTTATGTGCTTTTACTCAAGAGACCAAAATGAGTAGACGTTTGTTAGTATGCAAAACTAACCGTGTGTCCTATGCGTTAAAGGAAACCCCAAACATGAATAAGTATAATATTGAAAATAAGTTTAAGTTTGAAAGCCTAGGCGGTTTATGGATTTGCCGCTCTAGAGTACCTTGTACTAGAATCCCCAAAAACTCAAAATACGATTTCCAACACCAAATGTCTGAACCCCAGGGAGGAGACTTGGTAGTTGATGATGCCTTAGGCATGAAGAGTGATATTACACGTGTTGAGACGTCTAACGATTCTCTCGGTACTACAGCAGCTATGTCTAACGACGCTGTTGTAGGTGTGGGTGAGATCCACAATCAGAAAAATATACCAGAAAATTTCTTTGGTAGTTCTGATGATGGTTTACCCGCTAGTGTAAAATCTTATTTAGGAAAACCTTATGCACTCGAGTCGTTGTCACTGTCTACTACAGATGGTCCTTCGACATTCCCAATTTACAGAACGTCAGCTGGGCTTAGAGTTAATAAAGCTTACTATGATAAGTTGGACGGTGTCCTATCAGTTAAATACACCACAGTTGTCACCTTGCAGATCAATGCTAACAGGTTTCAACAAGGAAGATACATCCTAG